GGCTGTACGTGTTCCGGACAGACGCGGGCTTTGGCGGTCCGGCCAGTTCGGCGGTCGACGTCTCCGGCAATCCTTTGCTGGCGTTGACTGACGAAAAGATCAGCGGTCAACCTGCGCGGGTCAATGACTTGTTCCGCGCGGTGCACGACTATTTTGGGCACGCCAAGCAAGGCGTCGGTTTTCGAGCCGGTGGTGAAGAAAACGCGTGGCAGCAGCACGCCGCGATGTTTTCACCGAAGGCCCGTGACGCGATGACCACCGAAACCCGTGGGCAAAACTCTTGGGTCAACTACGGCCCGCACTCGCAAAAGAACCGAACCGCCAACCCTGGCGAGACCGAATACGCGCCACAAAAGATCGGTTTGCTGCCGCCCTGGGCCGCCGTCGAAGGGTATACGGGCGGTCCGCTGCCCCGATACTTGCTGGATTAGAAAAGGGCCCCGAAGGGCCCTTTTTCATGCGGTAACACCGGCTGGGGCGGGTTGCGCGGCAAACTCCCCGGCATCGTAGAGCAGCTCCAACCCCGCGACGCCTCGCTGGCCGTTGATCGGGTTGCGCCAGCGCGTAACGCCAGCCCGGTTGAGTAGGTTGTTTGTCAGCCATCGCTGGGTGCGCGGGCTTTCGTTTTGGTCCTCGGCCCACTCACGCCAGGCTTCAAACAGGGCGCTTGTCTGCACTGTCGCGTCGTGGCGCGCCACACAGCGGTCTTCGATAAAGCGGCCCACCGGATCCTCGTCCACAAAATACTCGGCTGTCGCCGCGCTGACGATTTCCGGCAGTTGCAGCCCGCCCTCGTCCCACATGCGGCAGCCCTCGATCATCCATTGCAGGATCTGCGGCAGCTCGGCGCGCAGCTTGTTCTCGAGATCCCGATCTGGGTTTTTGGGCATGACCGTGAACGGCACCATTTGCAGGCGGCGCTTCATGCCGTTGTCCATGTTGGCCAGGCGGGGCTTGTGGTTGCCCATGACGATCAGCTTGAATTGCGGCTTGTACTCAAAGGAGCCTTGGTGCATGAAGCGGGCCGTGACGATGTCGCCACCGGTCACTTGCTTGACCAGTGCCTCGTTCCAGGCCAGGCCCTCTTGCGTCTCAGAGGCCACCACCAGACGAGCGCCGCGCAGCCGTGCCAGGCCTTCAGGGTGCGCGTTGTCCGAGCGAGCCGAGAACGTGTTGCTTGGCGTGTTCATGGCGTAGTCGCCCATGGCCGACATGATGGTGTTGACAAAAACCGACTTGCCGTTGCCGCCTGGGCCCCAGATAAAGGTCATCTGGTGCTCACGAGTGGATCCGGTGAGCGCATACCCGGCCAGCAGCTGGAGGTACTTTTGCAGGCCCTCGTCGCCCGCCGTCGTCTCTTGCAAAAAGCGGGTCCAGACAGGTGCCGCAGCCAGGCTTGGCGTCACGGCGGCCATGCGGGTGTGCAGCGCTTTGGCGTCATGCGGGCGCAGCGTGCCGTCGTGCAAGCTGACGATGCCGTCGGGCGTGTTGAGCTGCATCAGGTCGGCATCAAAGTCCGAAGCCTCGACGCGCACCCGCTTGTCAGAACGGCTGTATTGCATCGAGTTTTGCACGACTCGGTTGCTGCACATGCCCATGGCCACAGCGCGTTTGTTCTTGTCGAGGTCCGGATCGTTGCGGGCCTCTTCCGCCATGGCGCGGCCAATGCGGGCCGTGGCCGAGTAAAACAGCATCTCGCCATCGCGGTGCCAGCGGCCCTTGTCGTAGAACAACCAGCCGCCCAAGCCTTCACAAAAACGGAAGTTGCCGCCCAGCCGGTTCAAAGTGCGGCGGGACAGCGCGCCATCAGAGTATGCGATAGGCGCAAAGTCAGGATCGGCCTCGGCTTCGGCGGGGGCGTCTGCTTTTTGAGCCGCTGGAGGCGTTTCGGCTTGAGGTGGCGGGGGTAGCAGGCCCTCGTTGCCAAAGTCCTCGGCAAAGTCAGCATACCCATGCCCTCGGGCCATTGTGGCCACGTAGTCCCAGCCCAACTCATAGGGAGGCACCATGCGCGCCCAGTCTGCGGCCACAACGTCGGGGTCGTTGCCGGGGTGCTCGCCGTTGCCTTCCCAGCGCATGGCCCACTCCAAAAACAAGTCAAACCCGGCTTCGCCCACCGAGGCTTTGATGGCGTACCCAAGCCGCAAATAGTCATCACGGCCCGGGCAGTTTTCGTTCGTGTTGGGAATCAGGTTGACGGCTTCGGCGCAGGCCTCAAAGCTGGGGGCTTGCAGGCCGGTTTGGTTGACGCCGTCGCGGTCGATGGAGGTCGAGCCGTTGCCTTCGCGTGACGCCGTATACCCAAGCAGGTCCGCAGCGGCTTCAATGTCCTTGAAAAAGAAATCGACGTCTTCGGGCTTGACTGGGCCCAGCTGGCTGGGGGCCAGCGCATGCAAGGGTTTGTCCCAGCCGTAAGTGCTGCCGCTTGGGTGCACGCCAGCGACCACGTACTGCTGGCCATCGCCCAAAAACTCGAGCAAGTGGCGCTCGCCGGTCAAGCTGTCCGTCAGCCACAGGCGCAAGCGGCCAAACGGCTGGGCCGTGCGGTACACCAGCAGGCGCTTAGGCGCGCGGCCTGTGCGGATGGGCGCAGGGCCCAAATGCAGCAAAGCCGCGTCTTGCACGATCTTGGCCAGGGTCTCGTCGGTGACGTCGATGTCAAGCGCTGGAAAGTTCGAAGCGGCCAAGCCGATATTCGCGCCCTGGCTGCCCCACAGCTCAGCGTGCGCACGAAAAACAGGGGTCTTGCGCCAGTCGTACCCGCCCCATTCGCCGCTTGCGTTGCGACGAGCTGGGGCTTTGCCTACGGCCTCGGGCGGGATATTGGAGCGCTCGGACAGCTTGGCGTTTGGCGGTGAGACGCAAACCAGCTGTGTGAATCCAGCGTCGAAAAGCTGGAGCGCGGTTGTTTTTTGCATTGTTTTTAATCCTTGCGGTAGCGAAGACCGGCCCAGCCGGAGGCAGTAACGGGGCAGCCGTCAGCCCAATCGGGCGTGAGGGACATGATTGTCTCAAGTTCGCAGGCGTCCGTCACGTCGTCTGTTGTTTCTGTGATGACTTCGTCGTGAACACTGAGCAGCGGCAGATACTTTCCGCCCGCTTCAAGGCGCAGCATAGCGTCGGCCATCAGATCTCGGGCCGTGGCTTGCACCACGTTTTCCATGAGCAGACCGCCGTACAAGCCGCGCTTGCTCCACTGCTTAGTCTTCGAGTTGACGGACCAGGCCTCGAGGCTCCAGACCGTTTTGTCTGCGTCCCAAGGCGCGGGCTTTTCGACCAGTTTGGGCTGGCAGTAAGCCAAGCGTCGGCCCGATGGCAGTTTAAGCCACAAAAAGCCGCCCGAGCACTTAAACCGGATCCGCGAGCCGAGGGCTTCGGTAACGCGGCCCTTGTAGCGCACGGCTTCTTTGGCCGCTGTCTCCAGATCTTTCCAACCCATGACGATGGACGGACTCGCCGCACGCCACAGCTTGACGATGTCGGGCAGCTCCTCGTCGGCCAGGCCCATGTCGTATGCGCCCATCGTGATAAGTGCGTTTTTGCCGCCTTGAAAGCCCAGCGCCAGCTCGGCCACTTTGCCTTTTTGGCGCAGGCTGTAATTGGCTTCGCCCTTTTTGATGGTCTCAAAAGGCACCTTGAACATTTGCGAAGCCGAAGCCTCGTAGATCTTGCCGTGCGTGCGGAACACTTCCATGCGCCACTCTTCGCCGCACAGCCAGGCGATAACGCGCGCTTCGATGGCCGAATAGTCGGCAGCCACCAGCGTGCGGCCTGGCAAAGCCGTCAGCATCGAGCGCAGTTGCAGCGCCACCACCTCAAGGGCTGGGGCGTACAGCTCGACGCTGTCAACCCGGGCGTGCATGATGTCGTCAACCCAGTCCTCGGGATCGTGCCACTCGGGCATGTGCGCGGACCTGGCGGGAAAGTTTTGCGGCTGCACCAGGCGGCCAGCCCAGCGGCCAGTGCCTGCGCCCCAGTACAGCAGCAAGCCGCGCAGCATGTCGTCGTGGCAAACAGCGCGCAGCATGGCTTCGATCTTTTTGACGCTGGACTTGCCGGTCTCGGCGCGCAGCTCCAACGCCTCGCGGATGTTGGCGGGGAGAGTGTCGTCGTCGAGCAACTTGGTCACGTCGGCCTTGCGCAGCGTCTCGACCTCGCGGCCTTGCGCGGCCATCCAAGCGCGCAGCGATTTCAGTTTTGTCACCGACGTGACTTCGCCGTCTGTCAGCTCTTCGATCTGTTGGTTTGCCTTCTTGGCCACGCCGTCGGCCATGCTTTTGGCGGCCTGGGCCAGCGGGCGGTCCAATCGGATCCCCCGGTCGTTGGCGCGTTGGTCCATAAGCCAGACCTGGCGCTCGTACTCGGACAGGCGCTGCACCGAGGCCGTAATTCCGGCTTCGGTCCTGACGTCTTGCAGGCAATAGTCAAAGAGGCGCTGCTTTCGCGCATCGTCGTCCCACCAGACGATCTGCCCGTCGTCAAGTACGGCGCGCGGCTTGCTCATTTGCAGCATCAGCCGGTGGCCAGTTTTGTCTTTTTGCTGGACCAGGCCCAGCACGCGGGCCGAGTCGTCCAAGTTGCCGGGCAGGTTCATGGCGCGTACTTCGGCTGCGGTGCAAGTCCAGCGCTCCAGCTCGATGTCCGGCAAGCCGTATTTGCGGGCCACGACGTTGCGCCAAATGGCACGCTCAAAGGGGGCGTTGAAGGCGCGAAAAGTCACGCTCTTGTCGGCGACCAGCTCGGCCAACGCATCGAAGGCGTCGGCGTTGTCAATCGCGGCGTCAATGCCGCTGATCGGGTAAGGGGTCCACAGCAAAGGCTCGGCCTTGCCTGGGTGCATAAATGCAAAGCACCATACGTCGGTGCTCGCGTCTTCGGCGTAGCGGTACGCGCCGGTCTTTCGCAGGTCGGCTGCGCTGCGTGTCTCAAAATCGACTGACGATTCAAAGCTCATACGATCATCCTTTTAAAACGAGAAAAGGGCCCCCGAAGGGGCCCGTTTAAAAGACTTTAGAGGTCTTCGAGGCTGGCCGCAGCTTGCGGATCGGCCACGAATTCGTCTTCAGCGTTGACGCGGCTGTCGATGCGCGCGCCTTCTCGTGTCTTCTGCACGTTGCCCAAGCCAAAGGCCACGGACTTAGAGTCCGAGCGGTCGGTAGCGTAGGCGTGCAGGGATGCCTTCAGGTATGCACCTGGGTAGATCAAAGCCGGATCTGTGATCTTGGCTGCTTTGCCGTCTGGGCCCGCGTAGATGCTGACGACGCCCGGCGGGGTTTCGTAAGAGCGGGCGTTGATGTAGGCAATAACCTTCGGCTCGCAGGCCGAGTATTTGTCCACGTCGTAACGCACGGCCCACTTGAACGAGGGCGACTTGCGCAAGCCGTCGTAGCGAGCGCCAAACTTGGCGCGGGCCACCTCTTCGGCGTCTTTCTCGGCCTTGGCCAAGAATTCACGGCCTTGGGGCGTGTCTTCGATCAGCAAAGTGACGGACCAGACTTTCTTGCCCTGATCGTTGATCTCGGGCTCAAACAGTTTGGGGTAGGAAGCGCGGCAGTCGGGAGTGATGAGGCGTGTCATGTTTATTTCGTTTCTTCGGTTGAAAATTCATCGGATGCGGCCAGTTTGGCTGCGGGTTTGCTATTGCTTGCGGGCACAAGGTTGTACCCGGAAGAAACAGAGGCCACGAGGTCGGCGGGCATGTTTTTCTTGCCCACGATTTTCTCGATCTGCGCGACAGATTGGAGCTCTGGCGCGCTGTAAATGTCAGACTCGGACAAGCCCGCGTCCAACAGTGCCCAGGCTTTCACTTTTTCAAGATCAGTCCACACGCGGGTTGCGCGCTTAGGCACCAGTTTGTGGCCGGGGATCTCCTGGCCCGATACGGCTCGGGCATACAAAAGACTTTCGGCCTCCTTCACCCACGAGGCCAACTGGTCAAGTTTTGGCTTAACCTGCGTCAGCACGTCGGTGATCTCTTCGTTGCTGCGGCGAATCAACGCCTCGCCCTTCCACACGGGCGTCAGCACTTCAAACTCTTCTTTGGCCACGGCCAGGGCTTTGTCCGCACGAGCCGGGCAGTCGCCAGCCGCTGCGCAAAAGCCGCAGTGGTCACCGGGCACGGCCTGGGCCAACGGGTCCTGCGCAGCGTGCGCCGCGTCCAAGATGTCAGCCGCAAAGTCCAGCAGCTCCTCAATGCCGACGGTCTCGCTGCGGATTGGCCCGTCTGGGTGCGGCGCACGAGGCTGCGCAATGACCATCTGGACTTTCTCGATGCCCTGGCGTTGCTCTGGCGTCAAGGACAGCAGCGCGCCCAAGCCGTAGTAGCGGGTCTGCTTGTTGCCCTTGACCTCGACCACTTTGCCCCGACCGTGCTTGTAGTCAAACACGATCATCAGCTTGAGCGAGGGCACCAAAACGATGACGTCGGCGGATCCGGTCATCGGCTCAGGCGGGTTCAAAGCCGCCAGGCTGACGCGTTGCTCAAGCAGCATGACCGAGTCAGACGTGACCGAGCAAGCGTTGCGCACCCAAGTCCAGGCCACCTCAACGGCTTCGGCCATGTCGCGGTCCACGACGAAAACCTTTTGCGGCTCGCCTTCGCGGTCCACAAAGATCTCACGGCCCAGCGCGTCGTTAGGGTTGCGGCCCTTGTCGAGCGCTTGCTCCAAGAGAGTGTGTGCAGCGGTGCCCTGATCGGCAGCGTCGCTACTGCGTTGCGGGCCCGCCTCTTCCTCAAGCCGAGGAGAGGCAGGGCACGCCAGCCAGCGGTGGGCTTTGGACCCACCCAAGCGAACGTGGCCCCCGGCCATTACAGCGCTGCCTCAGCAACGATGTGGCCAGCCTTGTCAGCGGTCACTTCGGTGGTGCGAGCAAAACCGTGCTTTTGCAGCAAAGCGCGTGCAGCTTCCAGGCCGTGCTTCGCACCGTAAGCGCGCACAGCTGCGGCAGCTTCTTCGACCGTGGCCTTGGCAACGGCTTCAACCGGGGCGGCAACAGGCGCTGCGACTTCGGCGGGGATCTCGTCGGCTGGGGCTTGCACTTCGGCTTCGACTACTTGAGTTGGCGCTTCGGTTTCAGCAGCTGCGGCCACTACTTCGGCTTGGGGTTTCTTTGCGCTCCTGGGCTTGGCTTTTGCCGTTTGCTCGGCAACAGTGCCCTGGACGGCTTCGTTCACAGCAGGATTGGGAATCGCCGCGCCCAAAGTCGAGCCAAACTGGCTGGACGAGGCCAGGCCGAGGTGCACCAGGGCGTCTTGCAGCGCAGTGCGGCTATTGGTTTCGATGCGGATCTCGGCAGCGCCGTCGTTCAGTCGTGACACAAAAACAAAATTGATGGTCGATTCAATGCTCATTGGTTTCTCCGTAAAGTTGAAGAAGACCTCGGACCTTACGGGCCACGGTCTTCTGAATTGCCTCGTCAATTGATTTGTCGAGGTGTGCAATTCTAACCATGATTTGACTTTTTTGTCCAATCCTTCGCAAACGATAAATGGCTTGTTCGTTGTCCGAAGGCACCCAGGACGTCTCGACAAAGACGCAATGGTGCGCGGCTGTCAGCGTCACGGCGGTGGCGCAAGCGGTAATTTGTCCAATGAACACGCGGGTTTGCGGCTTGTTTTGAAAGTCGTCGATTGCTTGCTGGCGCTTGGCGTCGGTGTCGCCTCCCCAGACGTGCGCAGGGCTGTACTTGGCCAGCTTGTCACGCAAAATTTGTATGACTTCCCTGTGGTATGCAAACAACACAATCTTGTCGACCTGGCCGTTTTCCAGCATATCGGTTACGGACTCGGCCACCGCTTCGGCTTTGGCCAGGCCGCAGATCTTGCGAAACGAAGCGATGTGGGGGTCAGCGTCTGGGATAGGCGCGCCCTCTTCCAGCCGGTAAACCAGCTCCTGGACTTCCACGCTGTCCTCCAGCCGTTTGACCGCGTCCAGCGCTTTGCCCCCGTCCACCGGCATGTCTGACACGAACACGCGCGGCAGATCCGGCAGCACTTCCTCTGTCACGCGGCGCAGCAAATAGGGGGCGATGGCCGCGCGCAAGTCCTTGAGGTTCTTGTGGCCCAGCACCTTGACGCCGTGCGCCCCAGTCTCGTAACGGGTGTACGTGTTCAAAAAGTCGGCATACGTGCCGCCACCCGGCAGGGCCTCGGGAAACAGGGCGCGCAGGTGCGGGTACAGCTCAGCCGCGTTATTGGGAGTCAGGGTGCCCGACAGTCCCCAGACGGCCCCAGCGCAGCCCGCCAGGCCGTTGTTGCGGCAGTACGGCCCATAGATTGATTTTGTGCGGCTGCTGTCGGGGCTCTTGAGGTAGTGCGCCTCGTCCACCACCAACACGTCAGGCCGCCAAGCCGCCCAGCGGTTGCGCAGGTCCTTGTCGGTGGCCAGCTTGTTGTAGGACTCGACGCGCAGCTCCAGGCCGTAAAAGGCCCAAGCCTCGACCTCGCGCTGCCAGTTGATCTTGGCGATGGCGGGGCACACGACGGCCATGCGCCTGGCCCCCGAAATGTTGGCCGCCTCGATGGCCTGCGCGGTCTTGCCCAAGCCCATCTTGTCGCCCAGCAGCGCGTGCTTGCGCGCAGCTAAGAACGCCGCGCCGGTCTTTTGGTAGTCAAAGAGCTGCAAGGCTTTGCGCCCCATGGGTGGCGATCAGCGCAGCGTCTGAGCGTCCGTCGTCCTTTTTGCGGGCAAACAGTTGGGCCTTGACTGGGTAGATGGCCGCAGCCCTTTCGCGGCTGCCGTCTTTGCCGCCGCGCACGCGCATGGCCCGCTGCCAAACCTGGGGCGGCACGCGGGTGCAGGAGATGCCGCAGCCCGCCAGCACGCCTTCGAGCACGCCGACGGCACGGCCAAAGGCGAACATGCTCGAGACCCCTTGCCCGGGCATTGCACCGACCAGCTCAATGTACCCGGCGTCGACGTGACCAAACTCACGCACGGCGGCTGCGAGCATGGGGGCGTTGACCTCGTTGACCTCACGCTGGCCGCGCTTAATCAAAGTCGTGGGCATGTCCACCATGGCGATCAGCTGCTGGGCCGCAGGCAAGGAGGTGTCGATCAGCGCCAGCGCGCCGTGTGCGCCTGGGTCGATGCCGAGGACTCGCATTAGTGGCCCAGCGCGTCAAGGGCGATCCGGTGCTCAGCGATCAGCCGATCATGCGCTTCGGCCAGGCGCTCCAGCGAAGACAGCCGGGGCTCGACGGCTCCGCGCTTCCACCGGCTCACGACAGACGGGTCCATTCCAGCCGCGTAGCACACGCGCGCAACCGTAATCGGCCCAGCGTCGATTTCCGAGAGAAGGTTCTTGAGGTAGAGGGAGGCGGTGCCCATGGCTGTGTTCTTTATGTCAAAGCAGATTTGACATTATAGGTGCCCGGACTCCCACCGGGCGGCGTCGTGAAGGTGGAAAGGAGGAAACACCCCACGCATGTCCGCGATCTCAACCCCGAGGGGCATCGCAGCCGGGCGCAAACCTCGTGCAGTGGGTCGGTTTGCAGAACCCAATCGTTGCGCCGCTTGCAAGGCGGGGGCGTTGCACTCACCCGAGTCGCACTACTGTCTTTTGGCTCCAGCGCGTCGGGTCATCATATCGCGATGCTCGGCGTCTTGTTTGCATGCGTCATCGCAGTACAGCAGGCCAGGAGGCAGCAAACTGTCGCAGTTGAGGCAGTGGCCTGTCGCCACGGTTTTCGGGCCCTTGCGGGCATCGGCAACGCGGGCGGTCAGGTAGGCGTAGGCTTGCTCGTTGGCCATGTCAACTTCATCGGCCATGGTATTTCTCCTGGGAGACCATGCGCTGGCCAAAGAAGACGACTTTTTCGGCGTCGTATAGGCCGTCCTCATATCCGGCCTTGGCTTTGCCCAGTGTTCGGGCTGCGCACTTGCGCCAAATGGCTTTGAAGGCGTTGCCTTCGGCGTAATTCATGCCAAGGGCTTCGATGATGTCGTTGCACTCGGCCAGGTAGGCGTCGCTGTCGCTTGTAGGGTTCGTGATCTGGACCCGGTAATAGCTCACGCTGCCGCCGGTGTACTCGGGCGCTTTTGCCTCAGGTGCTGACGCTGCGGTCGGCATTGGTGTGTAAAAAAGCATATTTTTGTCTGGATTGTTTTGGTATTCCGACAAGCAAGACTGGCAGGTGCCGTGGTGCGAGCTGCGCGAGAAATGCACGCAGCCGGTGCACGTGATAAGTTTTGAGTCAATCATTTGATTCGTCCTTGATTCGTTGTGCGTAGGCCCAGGGGCTGGGGCATTGCCACAGCTGGCGCAGGGCGCGGGTTTGGTCGTTGCGTGCGGCTCGGTGGCTGTGCATTGTCACGCGCACTGGGTGCGTCGGTGCGATGTGTTGGCCGTGGTACTCGCCAAACTCCTCGACCAGCTCAGCCGTGGTGAGTTGGGCCAGGTCAAGCTCAAGCCGACGCAAGAACGTGCGGATCGAGCCTGTTGTAACGTAGCAAATGGAGCCGTCTTTGTGCTCGAGATCCAAGATGCTGCGCAGCACCAAAGAGTCGAGCATGGCGCGCGCGGCTTGCAGCATGTCGGCGCTGGGGTGCTTTGCGGCCTTCAGGGCCTGCGCTGCGTCCATGGCCGACAGCTTGCCTTTGCGAAGTGCGTAACGCACCAAGGCGGCTTCACTTGCGTTGCGCAGCACGTCAGGCCTCGCTGGGCTCAAGAGCCCGCTCAAAGCGGACGTCGTCAAAAGCGCCCAGCAAGTACGCGCGTTGGCCAAGAAGCCAGCCCTCGGCCAAATTGTTCTCGCGCAGTGCGACGCAGTCTTGCTGCAACACGGCGCACAGCAGCTCCATGTACTCGTGCAGGCGGGTAAGCGGCACTTCGGTGTTGAAGTCGATGACCAGCCCGTCTTCTTTGGTCACGTATTGGATCGGCATGCGTACGAGGCGAACAAGGTCGGCCTTAACGCGGGCATGCAGCAGGCCCATGGCCAGGCACATGCGCTCGTTTCGTGCGGCCAGGCCGTTGTCTTCGCCTTGTACGTGCAAGCCGACGTTGAGTGTGTAGGTTGCTTGGTTCACTTTTTAATCCTTGTTTAATTTTATCGGTTGTTGTTTTTCAGCAACACTCGGGTCCTGCGGCAAGGGCGGGGGCACCCACTGCGGCTTGGGCTCGCGCTTGCCAAAGGTCTTGTCGAAGTTGTCGGCAAACGTCTTTTCGTCCACGCTGTACGGCCTGGGATCGTGGCCTTTTCCACCGGCGCTCATGCGTCGCGCGCCTGCATTACGGCGTCGGCCACTTCAACGGCCCAGCGGGCGTGCGCTTGGCGCGCGGTTTCGGTCCCGCGCTTTTCAGGGCCGGTGGCGTGACCGCAGATCCCCGACAGCGCAGCGGCGATGAAATAGTCGCGCACCGACACGCCTGGGTGGTAAGGGGCGAAGTTGTCGCCCGAGTCATCGGCCTGGGTCAAGCCGGAGGGAAAGGCGCGTCCGCCGTCGTAGAGTGCAGTCATTTGATAAGTCCTTTGAAGGGGTTGGTGTTGTCGTAATCTTTCCAAGTGCGGCCCGTTTTTATCTTGGACACGGTGGCCTGGGAGACGTTGAAGTCCTTGGCGATCTGCCACTGGACCCTGTCGTCTTCGCGTATCAGGTCGGCCTTTTGTGCATCAAGCCGGGCAAACCTGGACCGGGCAAAAGCCGAACGATTTTTTCGCAGCACCGGGTCGTGGACCCACGCCGCTGTCGCCATCGTTCGCCGCTGCAAGCGTTGGCGGGGCATCGCGACGGCGTGCTCCCAGCTGACGCAAGCCACGTCGCCGCAGCAGTTGCTGGCCACGACGAGTTTGCCGCCGCCACCGCGCGCGTCAAAGTTCTCGCCGTACTTGTCCTCGACGATAAAACGGCGCACCGCGCCAACGCGGCCCTGCCAGCGCATCACCGGCGTGCGAGATCCCGTCATGCGGGCCCCGGTCCAGATCCAGCAGCCCGAATCCTCGTCTGCCACGGCGTGCGCTTGCACGGCCTCGAGTAGCGTCGTGAAAATCTTGCGTTTCATGTCGTTCATTCGGTTAAGGCGGGGCCTACTCGCTGCGTCTGCTAAGACACGATCCGTTGCGCAACGGGTTCTTAGGCAGCATCCGCTTTCGGCCCCTTAATTCAAACCACAGTCCAATCGCTGGCCAGCACGTCAGTCTGGCTTGCGGTCCAGGGAACCAACTGGTTGTCCACGGTCTTCATGACAATGTAGTCTCGATACGTGAGATCAGTTCCACATTCTTGTCGAGTGAAAGTTCCGCTTTCCTTGTGCATCCCGATCCACATGCCCTTGCCGTTCCAGCCAGCCCGCGCCACTTTGGCCCCGCGCTTCATGGCTTCCACGGCCAGGCCGAACGTCATGCCGTCGGTCGGACCGTAGGCGTACTCAAACACCCCTTTGGGCGACCAGCTTACGTAACCCTCATATTGGGTCGTGTTGGCTTTGCCGCCATCCAAGTATTCAACCAAAAAGCCTTCGTCGTCACCGTTTTCGTCGGCGGGTAGAACCCAGCCGCGAAACGTGTTGTATGCAGCGCGGGTCATCGGCTGCGCGTTGATAAGTTTGACCCCGATGTATTGTTTCATTGCAGCCCCGCCTCAAAACGACGTTGCTTAAGCAAGTAACCCTCGAGGTCCCACAGCTTCTCAAAAGCCTTTTCAAAAGCGTAATGCTCGCCGGTGGCTTGGTTGAAGTTGGCCGGGTCAACGCAAGCGCTTGTGCCGGTCACCGTAAAACCGTTTTCGAGTGTGATCTGGCACAACGTCGTCGTGCTGTCCGGCAGACGTATGTAAGCGGCGTTCTTGACCTTGGCGTTAAGGTCGGTCACCGTCAGGCGATCGGGAATTTTGTCTTCGTGCAATTCAATCATTTAATTTCTCCAGAAGGTTGTTCGCCGGGGTAAGGTGCATTGGCCGGGGGGATCACCACCGACCAAATGGCGGGGGCGCGACCCCGATCAAACGCGCCCCAGTCGGAAATATAGGCGTCTGGCATGTTGGCCAGGGCCAGGCGCACGGTGCGCGGGGAAGCGCTCACGGTGCCCGCCAGCACGGCCACTGTGGCCGGGCCGGTCTTGCGCAGCACGTAGCGCAGCTTTGGGTGCAGCGCTGGCCTCATGCCTTAACCGCCTGCTGCGCCATGGCCGCTTCGGTTTGCTCGCGGATCCGAGCAAAGGTTGCACGGATGTCCGTATTTACGGCGCTGCGGTACTGAAAGCGAGAGCCCAAGCCGATCAACGGCTGGGAGGGTTTGCAGACTGTCTGTGGGCGGGTAGTGGTGTTTTGTTCGGTTGTCATAGCGGTGCGTCGTCCTCTGTAAATTCGTCCAAAAAGTGATAGTCGGGCGCTTGAATCAGCGCTTGCACGGGTGTGCGGTCTGGGTAAGGGTTTGCTGGCGCAGGAGCCGGGCGTGCCTGGTGGGTTTGGTGTTTGCCGTTGACCACGGGAAAGGGCCAGGGCCGCAGGTCTTGCTCTTGCATCAGGGCCTCCAGTACAAGAGGTCCAGGCCGACCACCAGAAAAGCCACGAAGCACATGGCCAGCATCAGCAGGTTAAAAGTTTTGTCAGTCATTCTCAGATCTCCTCGTTGTTGATGGTTTCCACGCACAACGGCGTGAGAGGGTTGTATGTGCTCGACGCGCTGGCCGTGGTGTTCATGTCAAAGTCGAGCGACGCTTGACCTGCGCAGACCAGGCCATTCAGGGCGTTGTATCGGCGGATGTAATCGGCTGCCGTCATGCCCGCCACGTAGCGCGGGAATTCGCGCTTTTCGGCGCTGCGCAAGAACCGACGGCGGGCGGTCATCATGCGGGCGATCAGGACTTTGGTGTCTGCGGTCATGTTGTTCCCCAATTACTTTGTTGTAGCGTCTGAAAGGTGCACACGAGAAATGCACTGGCGAGAGACCCGCATAGAGTGCACGTCGCCTTCAGTAAAGTAGATGTCGACGCAGTTGTCGTCGAGGTCGTTGACGATGCAGTGCTGGCCGTGCAAGTGGTGCAGCGGCTGCAAGGTGCTTGGCTGATTGATCCAGGCGCGGTAGATGGGCATGTTGTTCTCCTTTTGTTCAACAGCACCGCGCTGTCGATAAGGTGTATTAGACCAGACTTTGGACGTTTATGTCCAACCCCGTAAAAATAAATTGCAGCGTTGTATTTGCGCAACAAAGGGGTGTGCACCCCCTTGTCGGCTGGGGCTTAGACGAACGGTCGCAGGTTCGGGGCCTTCCAGCTGTCGGGCTTGCCGATCTTGCCGCCGTCCAAAATCACGGGCTTGCCGTCCACCAGCTTGGCGTCGTTGCTGGCCATCACGGCTTCGTCGGCCCCTGGCTTGTCAAAGCCCGCCATGAAGGCCACGCCGTTGCCGGTGACCTCGGCGTCGCACAAGGCATCGAGCGCGTCGGTGCGCAGGTGCGTCGGTATGTAGACCGTGATCTCCTGGCGCTTGAGCTTGCTTGCGAACCACTCCAGATCCAAGCGCGTGCGGTCCAGCAGCTTGGCGTAGCCTTCCTTGTCGGTGCGCAGCACCTCGAGGAATTCGCACAGCTCCTCGATGTGGCAGCCGATCTGCACAGCCAGGCCGTCGGGGTTTGGCGCTTTGCCGCAGGCCTCAAGCCAGGCTTTTGTTCGTTGAAAGTTGGTGGTCATTTGACGCGGTCCTTGTAAGTTGTAAAACGCCACGATGTGGCTTCGGTTTCGATGCGCTGCCAAACGGCCTCGCGCTCGCTTTCTGGCATGGCCTGCCAGCCTGACACCTCGAGGTAGTGTCGGCCACAGCCCTTGCAGATCTCGTCGTATAGGGTGGTGCACACGCCGATGCACGGACTATCGGGGCGCGTCATTTCGGGGGCTGCGACGTGCGCGCTTTGTGGATGGCCTTTTCCATTTGCAGGACCGTGCACTCCTCGAGCTGCTGCGTGTGCACCTCAAGTCCGACCTTGACGGCTTGCAGCTCCGGCCCCGTGAACAAAAAGCGCCCTGCGGCCTCGCCCCTGGCGAACATCGTGTCTGCGGCCTGGCGGGCTTGCGTGAGCTCGGGCAGCCAATCAGCGCCCAGCCGTTTGTGCGTCTTGGCCAGCCAAATGGCCATCCCAAAAGCCTCGCGCAACGTGTGAGCGTGCTCGCCCAGGCCGTGACCGAGGGCAAGCGCGTCAAAGGCTGCGACGTTGGCCAGCTTGAGCTCAGTTCCAGCTTTGGGCACTGAGCCAACGGGCTTGAAGCCTGCCACGATCCAGCTGAGGTTATCTGCGCGCACCGGCTTGGGCTTGTAGGCTTTTTTCTTTTTGGCCGTCATGCTTTCCCTTCCTTCCAAAAGGCCCACGCATATACGGCTGTGTGGGCGATGCCGATTAGGTACATCAAGCAAGTCATGTGTTTTTGCTCCTCAGCTTGGCTTCTGCTCTGTGAATCGCGTCAAACACATCAACGGATATGCGAGCGATCAGGTTCTTTTGTTGACCTGTCAACCCAACCCATTGCCGCTGTGCTGATTGCCGCGGTGCTGCGGGTGGGGCGGTGTCGCCAAATACAAGTGGCCTCATCTTTCTTGCATGGCCGTCCACTGGGTACTCACGATTGAGTCGATCAAGCTCCATCATTGCTTCGTCTTTGTCCATAAACAGTTGGCATGGGCCATTTAACCAGTGCATCCACGCCACAGGCTCTACGTCACTGCGTGACTGCTGCACAGGTGCTGCCAACGGCGTAGCCGTGAGAAGGGCTTGCTTGATGGCGGTGATGGCGTTATCCAGCTTGGTGCATTGGTACGGAAAGAGAAAATCTCTGTCGTTGTCCTCGCTTTCGATGTGTTCCAACGCCTCCAGCGCCAATTCGAGTGCTTCGTCTTTGGTCATTCAAATTCTCCAGTGCGCAGGCGGCGCTTAAGTTCGTTGATCTGGTTGCGCGCGTCGATCAGGTTCTTGCGCGTGTCGGAATAGCGGGACTTCCAGTCGTCGGCTCTGGCATTGGACTTGGCCAGGCGTGCGTTGGTGCGGTGTTGCAGCGCTTCGTACGCTCGGCTGTGCGTCTTGCGCTCTGCGGCCAGGTCCTTTTCGTGCTGGGCTTGCTCGGGTGCCAGGATCTGCTGCACTTGCTCGGGTGTGAGCGTCAGCAGGCAGCCGGGTGTTGGCTTGGGGTTCATCGGGGGATCTCCTTTAGGTTGCTGGTTTGTTGAACGGGTTTACAAGCGCTCGACGGCGTCGCGGAATTGCATTTCAATCTCTTTGCGCAAGGCCTCTACGGCCCGGTCGACTTCTAGACGGTGCTTTTGGTAGTTGGCTTCTGAGCCTTTGTGAACCGTACCGTGGTTAAAAGCTGCGGTGCGCAAGCGCCGCACAAGATAAAAGATGTGGTGCTCGTCCGCCGGGGGCGCGGGTTGCAGGCTGTGGGGGCTGAATCGCTTGTTCATGCGTATCTCCAAGGGTTGACAAAAAAGAATTAGGCAGCCGAAGCTCGGGCCGCCGCTAGTTTTTTAATTTCAGCCTCAATGAGCTCAATTTTCTTTTGGTATTGAGCCCACCTCGCGCTGTACTCATCAATGCGTTTTTGCGCGCGGTCCCAGCGGCAGGACACCAAACCGGTCAAGACTTTGGCCTGCTGCTCGGGGCTGAGCTGCTCCGGTCGCTTGGCCTTTTCTTGGGCTTCCTCAGCGACCTCAAGCAGCCCTTCCACTTGTTCCTGGCGCTTCGATATGCAGGCCACTGATGCTGATGGCCACCTCGGCCTTGGCCTGGCCATAGTCCTTGCGGTTCCAGCGCTCAGCGGTCCATTGGCGGGTCTGCACGCGCAGCTTGGCCTTCTGGATCTCCTCGGGGTCCGCGTTGTCTGCGATCTCCAGGGCTTCGTCAACCAGGTCATGGGCTGCTAGTGCGCGTGCCCGCGCGAACAAGTCGGCGTGCTCCGGCGTGGCATCTTGCCAGGCGTACAGTGCCGCCTTGCAGAGCCCCGTAGCTGCGCATATCCGAGCAACCGGCTGTCCGGCCTTCGCCAGCTCCACAACCTGCTCCGCCAATCCCGGCTCGTGCAGCATGCGTGCAAGATCTGTCCTCTTCTTCGTAGTCCCGGCCATCGGCCATCTCCATTTGTTCAAACGATTTGGACATTTTACGACGATCCGACTTGCCGACCCACCGGCTACTGCCCGATTACTGGCTGACGCCCCAGACCTCGATAAAACCCGACGATCCGAATAAATTAAGCTGCCGATGAAACTACCGTTCATTAGGTTCCGGTTTTGTTTGCATGTACTTCCGCCTTTCATCCTAGTGATACCCTTCTTTCCGCGTGGCCCGACAAAACCCACCCTCTTTTAATATCAAGCCTTTAACTTTTCCGTTGAGGCAATCTCAAAGGCGGAAGTACATAAGAAACAAATCCGGACCATCTGAGCGGCGGTCTTACCTAACGCTAAACATTATGTTATGCTCCAGCCACCACAACCCCTCGCGTTACCGCGCAACCGCAAAATGCCCCGTCCGATTGACCCCTTGTCCTTTGCCCAGCGCGTGCAGCGCATGGCCCCCGGCCAAACCATCTACTTCCTTTTGATCGACTACTCACGCGCATCAATCCACGTCAGCCTCAGCCGTCAGCGCAGCGAATACAAAGACCTGATGGGCGGCGCGATGCTGCCCTGCTGGAGCCTTGACATCCCAACGCCGCCGGGCGACCTTTGGGCCGTGACGTATCACGGGCTCACGGAAGGCGGGCGCGTTGCTCGAAAACGGCTGAGCGAGCAAGAGGCCATTGAGCGCCGACGCGAATCCCAGAGCCGCTCTTACTACCGCCGAATTGCTGGCCTGGCCCAGCGCATGGCCGAGCGTGTTGAAGCCGACCCGAGGCTTCGCGCTGACGCGCCTCTCGGCCTTGACGACGGGCTGGGCGACGCCCTGCGCCAGCAGATCGCGCAAACCGAAGCCGCCAAAGCCGCGCGTCGATCTCAGCTTGAAGCCCGAAGAGCACAGCCCGGT